CTGCGTGATTTCTTTGGCATTAAAGGTCGTGATGTAAACGAAATGCCGTTTATTGACCGCCTGAATCTTTTTAGCAAGTCACAATGGACTGCCATGTGGATTCGGTTCTCAGCTAAAGAAGAATTGTTGGTGAAAGAAGTTCAGGCAGCTGAAACTTGGGATGATGTGATTCGTATCACTAATAAAATCTACACCTACTCAAAAGATGAACAGCATGAAATGGCGCTTCAGTATTATGATGAAATGATGAAGCAAATGGCCGAAGATGAAGCTGGCGAATATGATGAAGAAGATTATGAAGGTGAAGATGATGACTTTGACGATGACCAAGACGATGTAAATGGTAGCGGCGAAGGTGAAGCCGATGACGATGAATTTGAAGAAGGCGAAACACAATCACAACGCAGCCAAGGAAGTGATGGAGAAAAATCAGATACAGAAATGGAATCTGGCAAATCTATTCAACATGAAAAAGAATCACACCCTGGCGATAAAGACCAATTTGATCCTACTTGTGAAACGGATGAAAACTATCGCCGTAATGAAACACAATTGCTAGATGACAAGTGTAAAGAATTTGTTTATGTGGATATTCCTAAACCAAATTTACAAAACATTATTACACCTGCCAAGCGAGTGCAGGAGTTGATGACAAAATCATATGATAGGTTTGTGCGAGAGAAAGTTATTGAAGCAGGCAAAGGCACCGAACTACTCAATGAATTTAAACGCCGTAATGAGCGGTATGTAAGTTTGCTTGCTAAAGAATTTGAAATGCGTAAAGCTGCCAAGGCCTTTAGTAAATCTAAACTGTCTGATACCGGTGATATTGATATCAATAAACTGTCAACATACAAATTTGATGACAACATTTTCCGTAAAGTGATGATGGTGCCAAAAGGCAAGAGCCATGGTCTTGTATTGTTACTTGACCGCTCGGGTTCTATGTCAAAGAATATGCCTGGTTCTATTGAACAGATTCTTGTGTTGTCAATGTTCTGCCGCAAAGTGAACATTCCATTTACTGTATATGGTTTCACAGAATCACCAAATGTTCGTGGCATGGATCTTGGTCACAAAACTACTGAATGGGGTGAAACAACAAGAGAGTTTAAAGGTGAATATGGGCATACAGACAAACATCTTTCATTTTCGCAAAATGTTGGTGAAATGAGATTTGATAATGTTCATTTGCGTGAATACCTTAATTCTAAAATGTCAAATGTTGAATTTACCGCAGCACTAAAAAATATGTGTCTGCTTATGAATTCTTACAAAGAGACCAATTATCGCTGGGCACCAAGACCTGAATCTGAACAATTGAATAATACACCAATGGTTCAGGCGATTGTAGCAAGTGCTGAGATTATGAAAGATTTTAAACGCAATCATAATTTGGATATTTGTAGCCTGGTTATTGTGCATGATGGTGATGCTGACGGTTTGAATCACTATTGGACTACCGGTGAAAAAATAAATCGTGAAACCAATTTAATGGAGAAAAGCAAAACTATATCCTATTATGACAACAATCGTGTTTTCGTAATGCGTGACCGTCAAATTAAATTTGAAGCCAAACTTAATGCATATGAAGGCGGTTGGTATGAAAGCATACCGGTTAACATTATGAAATGGTTTAACAAAGCAACCGGTGCTCGTATTTTTGGTTTCTTTATTGTTGCTGGTCGTGGTGAAGCAAAACACGCCATGAGAAATCGGTATATCAATAGTGAAGGTAAAACATTCTGGCATATTCAAGGAGAAATTGGCCATGAAGCTGCAAACGATTACTACAAAAAATTATTGAAAGAGTTTAAAGATGAAAAATTTGTGGTAAGTAAAACACCTGGTTATGAAAGTTTCTTCCTTATTTCTGGTGGTGAAGAATTGACCACAGATGATGAAAACGGTATTGAAGTAGAAGGCAAATTTTCTGCTCGTAAATTGGCATCGGCCTTTGCCAAATACAATAAAAAGCGGGCAGTAAATCGTGTGTTAGTATCTCGGTTTATCCAAGGTATTGCCGCATAAATTGTGGTTTATTTGATATAATTATTTTTCTTTGATAGGAGTTCTACATAATGTCTAGTCGTGCCGAAATGAAACAAAAGTTTGTTGATGCCCTTGTTGCTACTGGCAAACAAACAATCAGTAAATCTGAAATCAAAGTTATTGCTACCAAGCTAGGTCTTAAATCAACCCAATTCTTCACTAAAGAAGAATCAAATAAAGTTGGTCGTGGTCAATACCTTGTGCCTGGTGCCAATGTAAATACAATGCCTGCTCTACAAGCACAAGTGATTCCTATGGCTAAACCTGTTGAAAAATCAAATCATCGTATCAGTAATGTTACGACCGACCTAGATGAAACAAATCTGGTGCCTACCACATACAAAAATTATGTGCCATTTGGTAACTTTGAAGATGTATTGTCAATTGTTTCATCAATGCGGTTCTTTCCTGTTTTTATTTCTGGTCATTCTGGTAACGGTAAGACCATGTCAATTGAACAAGCCTGTGCTAAGGCAAAACGCAAGTTTGTTTGCGTATCAATGACACCTGAAACCGATGAAAGTGATTTGCTTGGTAACTATGTGTTGATTGATGGTAATATGGAATGGCGTGATGGTCCTGTGACTACTGCTGCACGACAAGGTGCCGTTCTGTGTATTGATGAGATTGATTATGGTGCTCAGAATCTTTCCTCTTTGCAACGGGTGCTAGAAGGCAAGCCGTTTATGCTGAAGAAGAAAGGCGAATTGATTTCACCTGCACCCGGCTTCACCGTGTTTGCTACTGCTAACACAAAAGGTAAAGGTTCAGATGACGGTCGCTATATGTTCACCAATGTTCTTAACGAAGCATTTCTTGAGCGTTTTCGTACCACAATGGAACAAGAGTTTCCGCCTGTAAAAACTGAGCGTAAGATTATTGAGAAAGAACTTGCTTCTGCCGGCAAATCTGATGATGATTTTGCTGAGAAACTGGTTACATGGGCTGATGTAATTCGTAAAACATTCACCGATGGCGGTTGCGATGAAGTGATTTCTACTCGCCGTCTTGTGCATATTGTTGAAACATACGGCATCTTTGGTGATAAGATGAAGGCAATTACTTTATGTTTGAATCGCTTTGATGATGACACTAAGGCATCGTTTGTTGACCTGTATACCAAAGTTGATGCAGGTGCTTCTGCCGAAGAAATTCTGGCACCACAACCTGAACCTGTGGCAGAAGAAGCAAAGCCTGAAGTTGATAACACAACACCTTTCTAAAAATTGTAGTTCGGCACTTGGGCCTGTGGCAACACAGGCCTTTTTTTGTAATATTTGCCGTAATATAGCTTGACAGGGTGGTTCATCCTATGATACAATACTATTATTGAGTGAACGGTCTCCACTCAATATCTTTACCTAGTGAGACCAATTTATGGAGTTATTTGTAATGAGCAAATCCGCTAAAGCCCGTGTTCTCGCCTATCTGTCCAAAGACAGCGAGTATAACACCCTTACCGCCACCAAAATGCAATCTGTTTTTGGTATCGCTAATCCTTCCGCAACCATCAATGAGCTGCGCAACGAAGGTCATGCAATTTACCTGAACACTCGTGTCAATGCAAATGGTGACAAAGTTGCCTTTTATCGCCTTGGCAGCCCGACAAAGCGCATGGTCGCTGAAGGCATTGCCGCAATTCGTGCTCAAGGTGAGCGTGCTTTTGCCTAAAATAGTTTAGGAAAAGTCAAGAGGAAGTGATACATATAGGTGTTACTTCCTCTTTTTCGTTTATGGAGTTGTCATGGAAATACAAGTTAAATTAGAAGATTTGAAAAAAAATAAGCTGTTTGTGGCAACACCCATGTATGGCGGCATGGCCCATGGGTTATACATTAAATCATGCCTAGATTTACAGACCACCATGTCCAAATATGGTGTAGAAACAAAGTTCTCCTTTCTCTTCAACGAATCACTTATCACACGGGCTCGCAATTATCTTGTTGATGAGTTTCTCCGTGCTGAAGGTTTTACCCATTTACTTTTTATTGATAGCGACATTCATTACAATCCTCAAGATGTAATTGCTTGTCTTGCATTAGATAAAGATGTAATTGGCGGCCCATATCCTAAGAAATCAATCAACTGGAACAATGTAGCTCAAGCAGCACGAAATCATCCAAACCTTGCGCCAAAAGAATTAGAAACTCTTGTTGGTGAATATGTTTTCAATGTTGTAAAAGGCACATCATCATTTCAAGTTACAGACCCATTAGAAGTGCTTGAGATTGGTACAGGTTTTATGATGGTCAAACGCCATGTATTTGATAAGATGAAAGATGCTTATCCAATGATTCACTACAAACCTGACCATGTTGGCCAAGCTAACTTTGATGGTTCACGGTATATTCATGCTTTCTTTGATACAGTAATTGACACAAAAGATTCTATCACAGGCGGCGGTTCTGACCGTTACCTAAGTGAAGATTATATGTTCTGTCAAATGTGGCGTAAAATTGGTGGCCAAATCTTTTTGTGCCCTTGGATGAAAACACAACATATTGGTACTTACGCATTTACTGGTAATATGCCAGCTGTTGCACAATATACAGGTCGTCTGTAATGTCGGAAATTGGAAGAAAATTTGATGGTGGTAAATTAGAATATGGTTTGCTTCCGCCACAAGCGCTTAAAGCAACGGTAGAAATTTTAACATTTGGTGCTCAGAAATATGAGCGTGACAATTGGCAATATGTACCAGATGCTAAACGCCGTTACTTTGATGCTTTGAATCGGCATTTATGGGCATGGAAAGAAGGTGAACAACTAGACCCCGAATCTGGTAAGCACCATCTTGCTCATGCTATGTGTTGCCTCATGTTTCTATACGAACATGATATAATATATTCTGTTGATAAATCTTAATTATGAGAGGTATAAATGAAATTATCAAACGAAACCATTTCGGTTCTTAAAAACTTTGGTGCAATCAACCAAGGTATTCTGTTCAAAAAAGGTAAAACTCTAAAGACAGTATCTTCACACAAGAACATTCTTGCTGAAGTTGATATCAAAGAAGATATTCCTGCTGAGTTTGGTATCTATGACCTGAACAATTTCTTGTCGGTCATTTCACTACACAAAGATGACCCGTCATTTGAATTTGATGACAAACAAGTTACCATCGTTGGTAACAAAGGTCGTTCCAAAATCAAGTATCGTTTTACTCCTGCAAATATGATTGTCACACCACCTGAGAAATCGTTGACAATGCCTGATGCAGAAATCAAATTCAATTTAACAGCAGAAGATTTTGAGTGGGTCATGCGAGCTGCTGGCGTCCTTGCATCACCACAGGTTGCAATTGAATCTGATGGTAAAAAGGTCAGCATTGTTACACTTGACCTGCAAAATGATTCTGCTCACACCGATGCACTTGAAATTGCTGATGGTGATGGTAACAAATATAGAATGGTTTTCAAAACAGAAAACATTACAAAAGTTTTGGCTGGAACTTATGAAGTGTCTATCTCTTCAAAAGGCATTTCACATTTTAAAAACAAGAATCTGCCACTTCAGTATTGGATTACAACTGAGCAAGGTTCTAAATTTGAAAAGGTAGCTTAATATGGCATTTAAATATTTTACCAATGCAGTAGAAGGTCATGTTGATGAATCTATCGCCATCAATCCTGACCACATTGTAAATGTGTATGAAAGAAAATCAACTGTTGCAACAGCTGAAGGCAA